CAATTAAAACGTAATAATTAAATTAATAACCTAACTCATCATATTTATTATTATCCCCTGATCCCTGCTGCTCACTACTGTGCACGTGTGTCAAGGATCCTGGTGGCTCAGCCGGGACGGCTGCGGCTTGTTGTTGCTGGCTATTACCAACTGCCTGATCACCTAGGATCATGGCACCTGCATCATCAATCAACAACCCGTGATCAACACGGATTTGTGTCAAGTATTGAGTCAATTCATCCTCGGACATTGAATCAAGACTGTTTGTTTTAATTTCTTTTTTCTCAACTAAAAACCCTAATAACTGAGCCTTTAACCTTATCGCATTGACTGCGGCTGAATATTGACTATCTTTAACAGCATCCTTGATCAACAAGTCAAGTCTTTCAACCTCTTTTGACACTGATTCATTAGTCAAGCGCCTCACGTCTGTGCGCAGTCGGTCAATATACTGAATAATTTTATCTTTCTTTAGATTGCGTGCAGCTTGTACGTGAGCTGATGTAGAACTGTAACCTGCGTCAACAGCCGCTTCTCTCTTACCTTTTCCAGCAGCTATACCCTCGCAGAACTTCTTTTCAAGATCCGATAAAGTAGCTTCGTTTGTTTGATTGATTAGGTCTATACTTATCGCCATATTTAGCCAATATAGCGATTTCTTTTTGATTGTCTATTAAGAATTAACTTGTTTTACTTGTGCGTCTACACGTTGAATATTAGCATCCATCTCTTTTCTTCTTTCTCTATGTTTATTATCTATAATTTGCATAGCAAGATAACGAATAGCAATATCATCTTTATTAGTTTCAGTAAGATATACAATTTTATTATTTTCAGAAATAACAAAACCTTTTAAAGTTCTATCTATCTTGTAACCTCTATATAAACCTAAATTATAAGTTAATTTTAATTCCATAACTAACTCATATTTATTAGTATTCCTAAAATACCAATACCTATACCAACTATTATTAAAGCAATTAAACTTATTTCACTAATAATCATATTTTTCTTTCTATTATTTTTAATTTTATTTTAAATTTAAAATTATTAAATAATACAATATTAATTAAGTTAAATGTTTTTTTAAAAAACTCTTTACATATTTAAATTTTTTAAAGATATGGTCCTTATCTTTTACAAATTTTCCATTTTCATTTTTTATTAATTCATTGTAGTGTTTTTTTTCTTCTTCAAAACCATAATTAATAATTTCTTGTACTGCATACAAGAATTTTTTTTCTTTAATCATAAAGATTTAGAGTCCTTTTTAATTCTAATTTTATTGATATAATCATTAAATTTATTAATATTAAATCTAGGATTATATCTTTTACAAAAACTTTTTAATTCAGACACTAGTTCTTCAAAGTTACTAGAATTACCTATCATTTCAGCTATATCTTTAAAATGTTTTCTAGTTAAACTCATTTTATAAAAAAAATATAAATTAATAAAAATAGACTAACAGCAACTATAGATGAAATTAAACCCATTTCTTGAAATAATTCAATCATTTTTTTTCTTCTGACATATATTTTTACTTTCTTCTTGTTTAAAGTAGGCGAGTATCTAAAAAATTAACTCGCCTACAAAATAGACTATCTTATTAATATAATTAATAAAATATCAATATAATACAACTATTTTAAAGTATAAGTAGATTTTTGCGATTTACCCGCAGAACCTTGCTTATCTTTATCTTCTGTTGCTATAAAACCTCTTTCTCTATCCCAATCTAAATCGATTGTCTTACCACCTGCTTGTAAGAAATTTCGAATAGTCATTCCAGTTTTATATAGACCAAATCTTTTATAACCGCCAGATCCCTCTCTTTTAGGATTTTTAGCTACAATAATTTGTATCTTCGCATCTCTGTCGTATTTATATGTACCCTTAAAATCTTTAGGGTCCATAACTTTTTTAGCTTTAGGTTTAGCTACAGCTGGTTTAGTGTCAGCTTTAGGAGCTACCTTTGGCTTTTGTGCTATATTTAACATAGCTTTCTACCTTTCTATTTATTGTTTAATTAATAATAATATATACAGCAAGTAAAAATATAAAACAATAAAATATCCTAATTATCATTTATACTATATAGAAATATTAAATATAATATATACAATTTAAAATCAGTCTTGCGAGCAGTCTCGGGAAGGTATTGGCGGTATTGGCTCTACAAAGTGTGCCAATACCACTAGAACCGTTGGTATTCGCTAATAGTAGTGAAAAGGTATTGGTATTGGCTCTTTTTCTAAAAAATATTTTTATAAAATTATTTTTAAAATTCCGCTATAGTAAAACTTTTAATTAATAAGAAGTTAACCACATTAGCAATAAGAATAAAAAACCATAATAAATAAAATATCTAAAAAAATAAATCACGAAAAATCCTTAAATTATTTAATATTATCTTATTATATTAATTATTTATAAGGAATTACAAGTATCTTTAAGTTTGATTTCTATTTATTTCGAGTATTGAAAGAGTAAGTGTAGCTGAACCATTTGTAGCAGTTTGACCAAAAATATAATCATTTTCTTCTAATATAATAGGTCCCATTGCTAAATTAACAGTAGTTTTAGAAGGTATTGAATCATGAGCAATTTCATAAGAAACATTAGCGGTATAATCATGAATATAAATCTCAACATTATTATTATTTTGACTATCGTTAGCAACTTGTATGTTTTGTATAATAGCTCTACTATCACTAGGACTTGTATAAAAAGTAGTGTTAGCTGTAACTAAATTTGCAAATGCATTTTTATAAATATTAGCCATATTGATTCATGTACCAAGTTTTTCTATCCAATTCGTCATTAATATCTTTAGGATATGTCGAGTTTAATAATTTAATAATATCTAATAAATCTTGAATTAATTGATTAAAATCTTCATTATTATATTCTTCAGGTGCGTTATTTAAACGTGTAAGAGGTATCTTAGCCATAAGCTAATTTTTATCTACTTTCTACAACAATGTACAATTAAAGTTCTTTTTGAATCTCTAATTGTTGAGTATTTACCATCTCCTGCTCAATATGTTTAATCTCTTTAGAGAGATGAATCATACCGAGAGTCACTTGATAATGAGCTAAAAATTCACTAGCCCACTTTGCCTCAAGTGCTCTTTTTTTACTCAGAAGATCAAGTAACTTTGTCTCCATCGTTTTTTATCTCCTCAAGGGTAAGATAATTTGATGTTTTACTAATTACCTTATCCATATATTGCCAATCGAAATGTTTAAGTGGAATTTTCCACAGCATTTCTTCAGCTTGTTTTAAGCTATCACATTCACATTGTCCCGAGGCATAATATCCAGCTCGTCTGAACTGATAGCGAACAATCATTAGAACTGTGCATATCATAAAATGGTTATAATGTAAATACTAATTAAACCAGAAAGGAACGCCATTTTTCCATGTGGCGAATTTAACTTTTTCTTTTTTATAAAAGGTTTGATAAGCGATAACAGGATCCTCGTGCTTATATTCGTCAGGCATACAAAGCGGTATTTGAGTTTCTTTTATAACAGGTATTTTATTAGGAGGTGCGGATAATTCTTCATTAAGCTTAATCCACGAGCTATGAACTTTATTGTATCTATTTTCATATTCTTTACATAAATTATGCCATAATGAAAAAAGCCATAGATAATTCTCTATACTTTCACGTGTCCATACATTACTAGGGTGATTTATATAAGCTGCTAAATATAAGCGATTTTCACGACTATCGTTAAGCTTCCATACTCGTACTTGACTTTTACCTGACTTACTTGATCCACGGCTCTCTATTCCATCGCAAAGCCGGTGGGCTGTAGAGAGTAATTGTGCATACTCAAGTATCATTTTTATTACATGTTTATCACAATGATACTCTGCACATTTAGAGGGATTTTTATCTAAGTAAAAAATATTCATTTAAAAATATAGTATTTTAAATAAATCTAACGAATACAAAAAATTATTTTTTATTTTTTTTAATTGAATTTATATATTTTCTATAAATACCAGCTGATGATGCTTTACCCATAACACGTGCTCGTTGCTCCATAGCAATCGCTGCTTGTATTTTATGTGCATGTGATTTACCACTACTTCTAATTTTAGAGACACTTCTTCTTGCATCTGCCTCAGTTGCAAATTTTAAACCGTGAATAGTACCTTTTGGATTTTCATCTGTATATAAATCAGAATGTTTTTTAGATCTGGCTGGTTGACCTGGTTTTCTTGGTATTCTTCTCATTCGTAACAATATATTGTTAATTTACTTGTGCTTGCAGCTCCCCACATATCGTGGCTATCTCCAGCTGAAAGCTCTTTTATAGTATTAATATCTTCAATATCAAATCCGTTATCTTCTGTAAAGAATTCATCAGCTTTATGATTAACATACTCTATAAATGGTTTATTTTCGTTAGTGCTATTTTTATGATAACCCCACCAATAAACTATTGCATATTTATTTTTATTCATATTAAATTATCTTTTATATATCTTCTTGTTAAGATATTAACAAAACCTTTAATGTGTTTTACATTTTCATAAATTTGTCCATAATGAGAACAAATTTCTTTTTTATTTGGTAATTGTTTTTTATAATTTTTTACATTCATAGTGTTTTTAATATTTTACGCATTTCTGATGTACATAAAGTTTCCATATGAGCTTCATAGTCACCATCGTTATTTGTATTATCATAAATAAAAACTTTATCGATAGACTTTAAATGATTATTCAAAGCTATTTTTAACTCAGCTTTTGTTTTATGATATGTTTCCCAATTTAATTTAGATGAAGTCAATCTTATTTTATTTTTCATTTATTTTACTACTATTAATTAATTCGTTTAGTTTATCTACAGTAATAAATTTCATTTTCTTTTTTTCTTGTAATTTAAAAAATCAATTACATTACGTCTTTCAAAATATTTTTCAAATAATTTTCTTGATTCCTTTAAAAATTTTTTAGGTGTAATTACTCTGTAAATCTGAACTATTTCTCTATGAGGATTAAAAGCAGGATCATTTTCATTATTAAAGTAAAATTTTTTTGCAGTTACTAATCTATGAAAAGGACCAATAAAACGTATGGTGTTTACATGACTTCCTACTCCTATAAAATAATCAAATTTTTCAATCATAAAAATTATCAATTAGAACTACATTTCCAACTATTTTAGTTTGTTCTATTCTAGTGCGACTAGTAGTTCCTGGATTTTCGTTTTCGTACCAAAACCAATAATCTTGATATGCTTTTGTTGCTTTTTCATTAATTGGAAGTTTTTTTAATAAACCTTCTTCATTAACCCACATTATGTAGTTTTTACCATTATATCGACCTTGAGATTGTTCTATATAACCATCTACCACTCCTTGTAGATATTCTAAAGTCTCAATAGGTTTTTTTAAATCTGTTTCTATAGTTAGTCCTGATGACCATATAAAAACATGTTTATAGATTTTATCACTCATAAACTAATTCTCCTATCACTTTATTTTTTCCATTTGGAAAACCAGATAACTTATCATAAAGTTTTTCTGGATCATAACCGCATTGAATAGCTGCTTCTTGTATATCTTCTATCCGATATAAGTCATTAGCTATTACTCTTATCATACCTTCTTTAGGTACAATTGGTATTACTTTTATAGACATTTTCTTCCTTTCTATATTTAAGAGAGAAAAATCGGGTGGCGATTTTTCTCTCTATCTTAATTTAATATAATATTTATCAATTTAAAACAATATCTTCGATTTCTTTTTCACTTAAAGAATCATACAAGTTATTTTCGATATCTAATTGATAAAGTTCTCCATTATCATGTTCAAATAAAACTCTTGTTCTATCCTTATATATTTTAGCATAAAAGACTATTGGCCAATTAGTTTCTTGATCATATTTGTCAAAGTTATGTTCTTTAAAATGACGTGGCCAATTATTTTTAATAGCAATTTCATTTGCTTTTATTAATTCATCACGCTTTAGTATTTTTACTATCATTGTTATCCTTTCTTAAATTAATAATAACTTCTTTTAATAAGTAGTAATACATCTTGTTCTCACTAAAATTATATAATTTGGTAATTAGGATCAACGGTTCCTTGACTCCATTATCTCGTAAAGCTCTAAACGATTGATATGCACTATGATTATTTATCATAGTAATATAATATCCTACACTCTCGCATTTAGTTTTAAATATCTTTATGCCGAAATTTGCATAAGGTTTTCTTAATGGTTTTAATTGCATTTCTTCTTTTCTAAAAGTTCTAATTCCAAAAAGATTATTAGCTTCTATAGCAAAGCGACTTGTACCATAATCACTTTCTACTATCGCTTGAGCGATTATCATTTCATCTGGTATTTTTTGATTCTTAGAAATAAATTGATTATGATAATCTATACATCTTTGAAGTTTAACAATAAATTCTCTATTGTTATTATATTGAAAGGCGGGTTCTTTTAAAGTCGCTGAAAAGTTTAAGTAAGTGAAAATAGTTAGCCATAGTAGTATATGGATATAGACTAAACCGTGTGAATAAAGAGCTTTAAATGAGCTTTTTTTCATTGTATTTAGTAGTATTTTAATATTTATTAATTTTAATTATACAAATGAATTAAATTATGCTTTGACAATAGTATTTAAAAAATACTAGATTTTCATTAATTATATCAGTACCTAAACTTTTACTAAACTGAATAGATTTTTCCATTCCTGCAATCATACATTGATTCCAATCTAAATATGTATTAGAAAAACTAATTGATTCTGTACAAAAATTTTGAACATAACTACACATAATCATTATTAAAACAAATTTCATTAATGAATTGTAAATTCAGTTTCTAAATTTTCTAAATATTTAGGAATGTCTTTAAAGTAAGGAAATACTTCTAAATCTGTAAAATTAAAATTTCTCATTTTAGACTTTAAAAAATTAAACATTCTGTATGTTCTAGGAAAAAATGGTTCATTATCAAATTGAGGAAATTCTAAAAAAAGTTTTTTATGACTATTGTTTTTTTCATAATATTCTATTTTAACCCAGTAATTGCGTACAGGAGTTGAATGAATTTCATTTATTAGCTTATTAATTTCATCTTTAAAATCAAACATAAACAAAAGATTATAATTATTAATTAATAATTAACAGTTAGAAATTATTTTTTTTATTTGAGGATTATCTTTTAATAATGTAATAAAACCATTAGTTAATTGATTTACTATTATTTCTTCTTGAATATCTTTTCTATATAAAAAACCTCCACTAGTTGTGATACCTCTCTCATATAAAATTGCGTGAAAACATTCGTGAATTAATGTATTTATTTTTTCTAACTCAGAGTCATTCTTAGAAAGTGTAATTATTTTTGTTTCTGGATCAAATTCTCCATGATCGTTGGTGGACGCTGTTTTTACGTCCACCATAAAATAACCGACTTTAATTTGAAATATATCCTCTGGTATTCGCATTAATTTGAGTATTAAGTCCTATGTCGTTAGCTTTTGCTGAACCACGACCATAAGCTACTCTATCTCTAACACGAAAGCTACTTGATTTTGAAGATAATTTTACTCCCTGATCTTTTAACCATTGAGCTATTGCTTGTTCTTCGTTTTGATAAGTTAAAGGTAAATTATTTGGATTATCAATTCCAGTATAATCTACAGGTTTATTTGATTCTAAATATTTATCTCTTAATCTTTGAGATAAACGACCAGAACAACCTTGTTTAAAAGCATGTTTCATTTTATTTAAATCACTTTTATTACCTGGAACTCTTTCAAATTCATTGTCAGCTAATCTTTCTACTGTCTCAATAAAATAATCTGACATGTGTTTAGCTACAATTCTATTTGATTCTCGACCAACAAAGTGAGTAACTTTAACTTTTTTGTATAAATCAT